TCTAGAACGTCAAACGTATAAGGAAGGTACTCACCAGCCGGACAAGGAAGGTGGATACGATCATGCAAATGACGCTCTGGGCTATCTTGTTGACTACTTATTTCCGGTACGACGCGAGTATTCAGCACCGATCAAACAAAGGTGGACTTAGTGCATAATTTGGAAAATACACATCCTGATTACGACAATAATAAATCACGGTGGGAGTTTTATCTTCGCAGTTACTTGGGCGGTAATGATTATTTCGAGGGTGCTTATTTAACTCGTTATGTTTCAGAAGATAAAGAAGAATATAGCCGTCGTTTAGATTTAACGCCCGTTGATAATCATTGTAAGAATATTGTACACATCTACTCGTCGTTTTTGTGGCGGGTGCCGCCTGTACGGGTATTTAATTCCATTACCAATGATGCAAGTCTTTCGCCTTTTTTAAAAGATTCTGATCTCGATGGTCGGTCTTTTAATGCTTTTATGCGCGATGCTCAAATCTGGTCAAGTGTCTATGGTCATGTATACATTCTCATCGACAAGCCAGAGTCAAATGCAGGGACAAGAGCGGAAGAATTAGAGCAAGATATTCGTCCTTATGTATCGATTTACACACCAGAAAATGTTTTTGATTGGCGGTACACCCGCCAGCCCTCCGGTCGTTTCCAGCTTACTTATCTAAAATTACGCGAGTCTATTGATCGTGTTGACGATACAACCACCGAAATCTATTACAAGATATGGACAGAAGAAACAATACAGACTTGGAAATCGACAAACAATCAAGATCAAATGATGGATGAAATCGAGAATCCAATAAAAAGGGTTCCAGCGGTATTCTTGCCTGCTGCCCGTAGTGTAATTCGCGGGATCGGTCTTTCTGACTTATCCGATATTTCCTATATGCAGAAGGCTATTTACCAAGAGCTATCGGAGATTGAACAGTTAATAAGAATCTCTAATCACCCCACTCTGGTTAAAACCTTTCAGACTGACGCTAGTGCTGGTGCCGGAGCTATCATCAATCTACCCGATGATATGGATCAGGGATTAAAACCTTATCAGATGCAGCCATCCGGCTCTAACCTCGATGCAGTAAGAAACGCTATTTCGGACAAGGTGAATTCGATCAATCGAATGGCTCACATGGGTGCTGTTCGAGGTACGGAGGTTATTACTCAATCGGGTGTGGCGATGCAGACTGAATTTCAAATGCTGAATGCAAAGCTCTCTGAAAAAAGCGATTTGCTGGAGCTCGCCGAAGAACAAGTGTGGGATTTGTATTGCAGGTGGCAGGACTTAACCAATGATGTAGAAGTTTTCTATCCCGACAGCTTCGACATGAAAGACGTTGATAAAGAACTGACATTCTTACAGCAGTTACGAGCGACAGGGATTAATTCAACAACATTATCAAAAGAAGTGGATAAGAGAATTGCCGACCTCTTGCTTGATGATGATGTTTTAGCTGCAGCACATCGGGAAATTGACAACCAAACGCAAGCAATAGGTGATTTTACCCAACAAGCGAGCGCATAAATGGCAATGCCAGAGCGCGAAAGATATCGAGATCGAATACTCGATGAAATTGCGGGGTGATGCCCTTTTTGATCTTGAATGGGCGGTGTCAGCAAGGCCAAAAATACAAGGCTTGATGGCAAATACTTATTCAAGGGCCGCTGATGCTGTTGTGAGAGAGTATCAGGGTGTAGCAGTGTCGGCTGAGAGGATGTTAAACCAGTACGGTGATTTTACTGACCTTGATCCTGCTGTTGTCACACAACTTCAGCAGCTTTCTTTTCAAGGTTTTGAAGACGTTGCATCAACGCATTTAGACATTATCAGTCGGCAGATTTATCAAAATACCATAACTGGAAATAGTTTTGAGGATTCTGTTCGGCAGATTTCTCAGTCGATTAATGGTGTTTATGCATCAACCGATGATCGAGAAGCTCAAAAACTGGTAAATCTTGCAAAGTTTGGATCACCGGCAGAGCAAAAAGACGCAATCGAAAAACTACATACAAAGTTTAGTCGGGATCGGCTTGGTAGAAACATGCGACGGTATGCAACGCAAATCGCGCAGGATTCATTAATGCAATTTGATGCTTCTATCAATATTGCTGTAGCAAAGGCAACCGGAATAACCAAGTTTAAATATTACGGATCATTGATTAATGATTCCCGTGAGTTTTGCAGAAAGCATGTTGGCAAGACCTACACCGAAGAAGAGATTAAAGAAATATGGTCGGCAGATTTTCAAGGTAAATCGCCTGGAGATCCGCTGATTGTACGGGGCGGCTATAACTGCCGCCATCATTGGCTACCCATTGTGGAGGATTAAAAATGCCTGGACATTATGGACACAACAAAAAGAAAAAGAAAAAAGTAAAGAAGTAAACAGTTTTTAACCACTCGAAAGAGGTTCGTAAACATGAGCGATAAAATCATGGAAGGTGAAAGCACTGAAACTGACGCAGTGTTAGAAGATAAAAGTCAGGAGAAGACGTTTACCGCACAACAAGTAGAACAGATAGTTCGAGGAAGATTGGCAAAAGAAACCCGTAAGTTTGAAGCTAAATTTGGTGATATTGACATCGATCAAGCCAAAGAAGCACTAAGAGAACGGGAGGAAGCTGCTTTAAAAGCGCAGAAAGAGCGTGGCGAATTTGAAACGATACTGAAAGAAACGGTAAGCAAAAAAGATGCAGAAATTAACTCTTACAAGGCCAAATTACATACAACGCTCGTCGATACCGCGCTGTTAAGTGCAGCAAACCAAAACGGAGCGATTAATGCTAATCAGGTTGCGGAACTGTTAAAAAATAATGTGCGTCTTTCAGATGATGGCAGTGTTGAAATAATGGACGGTGGTGCGCCTCGTTATAACGATAAAGGCGATCCACTTACGGTTAATGAAGCAGTGCAGGAATTCTTGACGGTCAACCCTCATTTTGTCCGAGCAACCTCTGGTGGCTCTGGATCGTTGGGCAATGCCGGAGGCTCTACACAGAAGCAACCAACTGTGGCTGAAATGAACGAAAACTGGAATACGTGGGGACGAGATGCCTACGCAAAGTTAAAACGTTCTAAATCCGGTCGCTGATAATGAAAAGTTAGTGACCTAAATCTATTGCGAATCAGACCGCCTTTTGGCGGTTTTTTTTCGCCCATAAAAAGGTGACTAACAATGGCAGTTTCAACGACAACTACATTAGACGATCTGTTTGTCAATATCGTGGCTGCGGCCCGATTTACAGCAGAACAAGAAAGCATCATGTTGGGTCTTGTAACCCAATATCCCATCGGAAATGAAGCGGGCAAGGTTATTCAAGTGCCGAAATATCCGGCGGTGACGGCAGCTGATTTAACGGAGGGTACAGACATGAGTTCGACCACGGTTTCAACCTCATCCGTTAGCGTTACGGTTGCAGAAGTCGGAGTTCAAGTGGTCTTGACAGACCTCGCTATGATGGGCGCAGGAAATCCGGCAGACGAAATCGGGACAGTTCTAGGAAATAGTATCGCTACTAAGATTGATAAGGATCTCATAGCTCTGTTTGATGGATTCTCCACTGCAATTGGGTCTGCGGGTACTGAATTATTAGCTACCCACATATTCCAAGCAGCAGCAAATCTTAAAACTGCAAAAGCTCCTGGGCCTTATTATGCAGTGTTGCATCCGAAGCAAGCCTTTAGCTTAAAAGCCAATCTGACTAATACCTTTGCTAATCCAGCCTCGGGTGTTGTTCAGAATCGTGCGATGGAGAGCGGATTTATTGGCTCACTAGCGGGGATTGATATTTATGAATCAGCAAATATCACCATTGACGGGTCGGATGACGGAAAAGCAGCGGTCTTTGCTCCTCAAGCATTAGCCATTGCAATTAAGCGTGATTTTACTATTGAAACTCAGCGTGATGCCTCTCTACGAGGTACTGAGTATAACGCTACAGCAATTTACGGTGTAGGTGAGTTGGATGACAGTTATGGCGTAGAGATGTTATTCGATGCAGCAATTTAAACCGGATGCCCCTTCGGGGGCATTTTCTCCAAGAATGTGTCTGGTGTCTTTCCGGCGTATTTACATGATGGGT